CTGGTGAATCTTCCCGTCGTCTCACCATCTCTTGGAATCTTGAAAGTCCAGTAACTTTTCATTTGGTGATCTTTCCCACTCAACTGAGTGGCACATCTAGCAGCCAGTCACGTATTGAAACTGCCAATGTTTATCACTTCATCTTTCGGCAAAGTTTCCGCGAAATCCGACAATTGTCCTAAGGTAAGTTCCATGCTATTTGCCTTTCCTATTAAGTGCCTTCAACCAAGTGCCGATACTGCCAGTAAATTCTTGTCGGGATTGTTCATCCTTGTGTGCCTTTTTTACTTTCTCACAAGTGGTACATAATTTGGTTCTATTATAATGGTGTTTCTTACACCCAAAACAAATTCTCATCGATCCGCCTCCACCCATTCTTTTGCCCATTAAAACCATGTTATTTGCCTTTCGTGTTTGCATGCCGTCGTTCACTTCACCTTGAATTCGTCGATTCCCAGTTTCAACACGTCTTGCGTGTTTTGGGATTTCCATTTGGGATCGGATTCCCGTAATTCCTGTGCCCATCCGTATGCCCTTTCCCTGCATTCCTCCATGGAGATTCCCATTTTACGGGAATGGAATGTCTTACTGATGAAACCCTTTCTTACCGACGATTTATCGTTTCCTTTCTTTTCCCGAATCGCGAATGACACGCAGTATCCCATTGGATTGCCATTCTTGTCGTAAGTTTTCGCCATGCTGAAACTCGCCATGTCCGATCTCCTAAACGTCACAAGGTAGGATTATCACTGCCTTCACGCTTTGCCAACCCACACTGTCCACCCTGAACAGAATACTGTTTAGGTTTTTAATTTCTTCGGCACTGAATCGATGCGCCATGTGCCTATCATTCGTCACGAATAACCCCTCATGATACAATTCTTCCTCGGCATATTCGGGATCCAAAGATGGCAAACACAACATCCCATCTTTATACCGTTCACGTTCTTCGTCCGTCAAATCGTCTTCCCGTCCCTCCTTTCGTAAATTGGTTTGGTACGTAATGTAATCTGGGTTTGATTCGTATGAATCAAACAAAATCCCGATGATAAACTGGGATTCAAAATACAATTCCCTACTCATGACGTTTGCCTTTCACTATTCCCATACTTATAAACACACTGTCCGTAGGGAAAAGGGATTCGTCGTCTAATCCCTTTTCCCGTAATTCCACGTCGTTGGTCATCAAAACTGCTAATTTTTCAGCATCGATAACGGCAGATTTGGCTTTATCGGAATTCCAAATGGATGCGACTTCTTTTACCTTCTTGCGTCCGTCGTCCATGTTGTCATACAATCCCATCACGAATCCCGATAAGTAGCCATTCTTTTCCTTTGAATAGACTGTGAATGGGTATTTACATTTGTCTTTTGCCATGTCCGATCTCCTAAACGTTTTCTTGGGACATCATCGTTTTCAACGCTTCGACGATTTCACCTACTGGCACATGGCATTCCGATAAATCCTCGCCACATTTATCACGACACCAGTTAGCGTATTTTTTGGGCACTGAATCGAAGACGCCTTTAACTGTCGATTCCCGGCCCAACAACTCGAATCCGATCATACGGTATTGAATACCACTCAACTGAGTGGCGCACAACGCCGCCAGTCAGTAATGGGTATCATTCAAATCGATGGTGTGATTTTCCGATAACGTATTGGCGAAATCCAACAATTGTCGCAAGGTAAGTTTCATGTTCGATCTTCCTTAATTTGTGCCTGAATTGCCTCGACATCTTCCAAGATTTCCCTTTTGATGGAATCGATTGCGCCGTACCGTTGATTTGAATTACTTCGAGCAGATCGGTATCTGGATGCACTATCTGACATACAATGGTAATTTCTCATATGTGGGGCACATTCGGCAAGCAATGGACCCAGATCCATTAACGCTGAGTACAATTTTATACGGCATTTCAACAATGTTTCCGCCGTATCTCCATTGTTGTTTAAGCATGGGAATGGTGAATTCGGATCGTTTTTGATATTGTCAGGTAGCATTTCAACTCTCCCTTTAACTTTGTTTGGACCTATACGTAGTGATTGTTGCAAGGAAACGTAAACACCTTTCGAAAGTTAAGAGTTTTGTCCTTCGGCGTATGACGCTAGGGATTTCCACTGATTTTCGGACAATCGAGTGCCATATTCGGCCTTTTGCTCTGGAATGTGTGGGAATGACTTCAAACACACCCCATTTCGCTTGAGACGGGCGACAGTGTGTTTGATGTCGTTTCGCTCGAAGTCATTGTCAAGAGCCCGCCTTATCGCGTCTAGAGCGTCCTGAACGGTCTCCGCGCTCTGGTAGATCTTAATGAACATTTTCAATTCGGTAAAGCTGCCACTCATGTTACTTGCCTTTCTTGTTTTTTCCCCTTTGATGTCGTCTCCGAAGTGGAGAGCGAACTAAGTATATTGTAGACGACAATCGTATTGTCGTCTACAATATGTCCGAAATAAACGCCTACACGATTTTGTCGAGGAATTCCTGAAGTTTCGCGGATAATTCTGGACTGAAGCACGGGAACATGGCATCGTCCGTGCGAAATTCATCCTGGATTTCCCATGCGACGTTTTCTGGGATTTCAAAGGTAATGTCGCCATTGATGTCCCAGTAATCATGCTCTGACATGCAATTCGCAGTCAACAAATCGCCTACGATTCCAGCGGCATACCGATGTCCCACCCAATCGAATGCCTTTCGTTCTTCGTGCGTCAACGTTAGAGTGTACATTTGAATCTCCTATCCTAAGGGATGCCCATGAACTCGTAGTCTATACATCAGCCCGCATCAATGCCGTGCTGGATCGCGTGAAGTAGTACGTAGTGGGCACGATGCAGGCATTGCCCGTTTCCTTTTGTGAATCCTGATCCAATTTCAAGACGATGCCCTTTTCACATTTTGAACATCTCTTGATTTTCAAATCGAATCGTGCCGATTTGACGATCACCACTTCATCGTGACTTTTGCCGTATACCGTGCGATTGCACCACGGACACCTTCTGTCAATAATCATCGGAATCTCCCAGAATAAAATTACCAGTTCACATAGTACCCTTTGACGCAATCGGTCTTAGCCCATTCAGCGTATCCGTACATGATTGCGGGACCCCGAGTATCCTTGTATAGGACGAAGTAGTTGAATCCCAAGACACGTAGCCTGTAGATCCAAGCTATCGTCGCATCCCTGGAACCACAGATACTGAACTCCCTTTTATGTCGTCGTCTCCGAAGTGGAGCGACTAACTACATATATTGTAGACGACAAATGACGAACGACCACGAATAAGGGAAAAATTTATTTGGAATATGTGCCTGCTAAAAATGGGGGTTTATACCTACCTAATTGACATGGATTCCCTGCCTAACTGCCTTGCCGAAATGCCAACACACCTACCTGCCAGTTGGGATCACCTAACATATAAGGGGCGTAGGTAAACGCCCTAGCCCCTTTACACACTATCAGGCGCCCTAACGCCCTAGATAGCGTCGTCATACCATATGCCTTCACAAGAAAACAGCAATTGCATGTTGCCATCTTCCATTAAAGTCAAGTTTCGTGGTACACAATTTTGGTATTTTCTAACAATGGCAGCTGTCGCATCAGTGCCCACAATATCTATCAGTCCCAGTCTCATAGATCTGCCAACAAAATATTCCACGAATTGGTTAAATACTTCGGCAGATCCATCCAAAATCAATTCTATTTCAAAGGGCTTTTTAGGCGGCAGCGAATTCGGTTTATTGGGGTTGAACACTTTGCATTTTTGTATCAGGGATATTGGGATTCGTATTTCAGTCATTGTGGTCATGCCTTCTTTCTTTACTTGGTTGTGGTTTTCTTCCTGGGACCATTCCATGCGATCATTCTGTGTTTGTTGGCACATTCTTTATTGCCACAAGTCTTGTATTTCCTAAAATGGGTTACCTTGCATATTGGGCACGTTTTTTCTATCGGTACTCGTTTGCCAATTTTCATGGCTTGGGAATACTTGTTGATTATATTGGCCATTTTCGGGGAATTCGCCATTTCACACCTTTTTGTCTTGTAAGTATTTTCGAATTTGATCTATTGGGCATGGTTCGTCATAATGGTGGCTGACACACCATTCACGGTTGTATTCACACGGGCTATCTAACCCCACCCCCATCAACAATTCTCTCATTTCCCTAACCTGCAACTCCAAACATCCGATGGTATGACACAATTCCCGTATTTCTCGGGTACCGTGATTGTAGCCACGCCACCACGCGGGATGTACCATTGCTGTGTTATCATGTGTGCTGTCGTAGCACGCATCCCATTCTTCTTTAGTGGCCATTGCCTAATCCCAACCTTTCTATTAAAGTCCAAACAATCCCTTAGTAAACAGTTGGAATCCATGGTTATATCTGCCACCGTCTATTTCGGCTCCCCAGTAATGCCGTTTGGATTGTTTAGCGGCGAATAGCACTGGGCCGGCTCCCGCGAATGGATCGATTACCACATCCCCTTTCTTCGTCAATGCCTCGATTATGGTTGTGCAAAATGGTATCGACCATACTTTTTGACCACCAAAAGATACCTGAACATCCACGATCACATCCCGAAGATATTCTCCCTTACGTTTGATTTTCCCTGTCTTGGTGAAGACGCTCAGGTATTGATAGGTGAATTGGAATAGAGGGCTGCCTTTGTCCACCCCATCCTTAATTACGATCTTTTCATCCTTGAGATACCAATCATCGATTTCGAAAGTGGAACCCTCCGTCATTTCGTTGATGAACTTCACGTGCTTGGGAAATATGGTACCATCTAGACGGCGATCTTGTTGGCTAAAGACTATGAAACCACTAGGCTTCACGGCGCTTTTGGCGAAGTCACACACCTCAGTGATGAATTTCAGGTATTCGTTTTCAGATGTTTCGGTATTCATTTGGCTAATGTCTGGTATACTGGTGAACATTAGATCCACCGACTCATCAGGGATCTTTTCCATGATGGGAAAAGCGTCCCCCAATGTGTATGTGTCCAGGTACTTTTTTGGAAAATTCACATCAAGCCTCTTTTTGTCGCAGTAATACAATTAGGACCCAGTGTGCCAAATTTTTCTACTACCATTAACCGTCGCCGCCGTCGCCGTAGCCGTAGCCGTAGCCGTAGCCGTAGCCGTAGCCGTAGCCGTAGCCGTAGCCGTAGCCGTAGCCGTAGCCGTAGCCGTAGCCGTAGCCGTAGCCGTCGCCGTAGCCGTAGCCGTCGCCGTAGCCGTAGCCGTCGCCGTAGCCGTAGCCGTTGCCGTTGCCGTAGCCGTCGCCGTTGCCGTTGCCGTTGCCGTAGCCGTCGCCGTTGCCGTTGCCGTAGCCGTCGCCGTCGCCGTAGCCGTTGCCGTTGCCGTTGCCGTCGCCGTAGCCGTAGCCGTTGCCGTTGCCGTAGCCGTTGCCGTCGCCGTTGCCGTAGCCGTCGCCGTTAATGTACCCACAAATATCTGCGGATTTCACTACGGCGATGGCAAGTTGTTCGAACAACTTGCCATCATTTTTTTCGATGAAGTCGATGATGCCTTCATAGCAAAAGAATGACTCAAAGGCATCCATAACGGTGAATACATTACCTTGATACACATTCATTGAATTTTCTCCAAAATGGCAATAAGTAATTAAAAGAAAAGTGGGATTCTATATAGAATCCCACTAGCTGCACATACTACACGTTTTCCCATTTCAGTACAGCTGCCTCTGTGACCTCCATAACGGCGGATATTGAACGAACTTCCATATCCGCGCGTTGGCTGATCTTACTTTCTTTAGTGGGGCCCGTTTCCGCCAACTGCATCACGCCGTTAGTCGTGCCGAATTTAATTGCCATTCGAGCACCATGGAGAAAAATCGAATCCCCCTTGGAATCCGACGTGTACCCAAAGAAAACTCCTTTGTGCGTCGTGCAGACAATTACCGGCCTAGTCGCGATTTTCTCGTCAACCGCCTTCACAATTTTTTCCGCCATAACATCGCTCCTATTAAATAAACTCGAAACGCGAAACACTATCGATATTATGTGTGCTGCGCGAAAATGAAACAACAAATCACGGCACGTATTATGGAAAATAAGTGCCAGTGAATTCAAGCGGAAAACACCCGTTTGCCAGTTCCACGCAAAGTAAGCACCGAATGGGCACCAGTAGCGGCATCCACTTGATCCTTGTATTTACCGAATGGAAAGTATTCGTGTTCCCGAATGAACGTTTCATTCCATGGTGCCTCCAGGATATTGACGTTACCAAAGTTCACCTGCACGGACCATGCGTCCGCCCTTAGTACCTTGTTGTTGATCGATCCAGAAGGTTTATTCACGCGAATGGCGAATCCAGCCAGTCTCCTAATGGTATTCTCAGTGGACTCTTTACCTCCCGATCCACCTTCTTGTTCCAGTCCCACGGTTACCTTTTTACCATCTCGCCTAGCTGCCTCCTTGATTCGTCTTTCACGATACGCGGTATCCCATTGCCCACGTATCACGTCCAATACCCAAAACGCACCTTCCATATCCATGCCTAACAAAAGCCCTACCGTGTACGTGCCGCCTCCCAAGGTACCAGCTTTATCCCAGTATCTTACTAATTTCCGAAACTTCCTGGGTGGGATTTTCTGCATGATGAAACGATTTACCTTGAACATGCCCCCACCGATAGGGATCGGCCATTGGAGGAATTGCCCCGAATAGTAGTATTCCCCCAACAAGAGAAACTCATCCAGCACCGATCTAGGCATTCTAATAGGGTCCATCAACCCTTCAGGATTTTGCCTGTAGTATTTCTTTAGGTATGCCGGACGTATATTCTCGGTATATTCGGCAGGCAGTAAAATAGACCGAACGTTCTTGCGCTGGAGCAATCGCCCTGCCGGATCGTCTTCCGCCAATCGCTGCATGATTAAAATAGTGGCGCTTACCGCTTTATTTACCTTTCTGGAAGGTAAAGTGGTATCCATCCAATCGTTGGCGATCTTCAATTCTTGTTCCGAGCCGGCTTTCTTGGGATCGATCGGATCATCCACCGTAAGTAGATGCGCATGTATGCCCATCGGAGTTTTACCGCTAATGGTGCAGCCGAATCTATCCCCTCCCGCGGTGTTCACCCAGTGCGCTTTGGTATTTTGATCGTCGGTCAGTTTTATATAAGGGAACAATTTTTGGTATTCTTCGCTTTCCACTACCGATCTAGATTTACGGGAAAGGTCGATTACCAGTGCCTGTGTGTGCGAACCACAAATATGCCTCATGGTAGGCATTTTGGTCCACGACCAAGGCTGTAGTAAGACACTCGCCAAACTAGACTTGCTGGTACCCGGCGAAATGTTGACCACCAAATCATACGCTTTTGGTTCATTGGCTATTATCCTGTCCACCACCTCCTGCAATTCATCACAAAGGAATTCCATGTGCCAATTCCATTGCAATGTTTCTGGCGAAATCACCTTCCAAAATTTCTTGACGAAATAGCTGAATGATGTCTGGCAAAGTCGTGCCTCAAGGAAATCCTCAGTGAAGTAAAACCCTACCTTCTTGTTTTCCACCTTTTTCTTTTTGTGGATTTTACCTTTACTGGATTTGGACGAATTCGTTTTCATCTACTTCGGCTCCTATTTTGTGGACTAGAATCGGCTCTTCCTTCTCCATCGTTTTTTTACGCTGTAAGGCTTCCTTGATGGTGCTCAATACCTCAAATGGCAAATCCAGTTCCGCCAAATCGATTTTCATGCCAATTTCACCGGTATGTTCATGTTCCACTTTGCCGGTGATTTCATGGACGATTTTCTGATCGCTGTTGTAGCCCCTGCCTTTGTTCATGGTCTTATTCGCGAATATGACCGCTGAAGGCTCCCCGGAGCGAACCAAGGTCACCAGAGCCTCTTCAAACATATCCTGTTTACACTCTTGCATGGCTGCCAATAACTCTTTGAAATCCTTCGTTTTGAGCCAATTGTTGAATGTATCGTTGGAAATGTTCACCGATCGACATGCCGCGGATTTGTTGAAATTGTAATGCACGAAGGCGTACAACCAAATGTGCATCCGAGCATGTACTCCCTTTTTCGCGAATAAGGCATCTATCCTGTCCCCAGCGTGCATGGACGATTCACACCTATTTATTTTCTGCCACAGAATTTGTAGGTGTGTCGGCAATCTTTGGTAAACGTAATTTCGGAAAGTGGTATCCTTGTTCTCGATGTAACACAACTGCCCTTCACGTATGGCATGCCTAACCGCTGGATCTTTCTTACGCCACTTCATGAACGCCACACCTGACACCCCCAACCTTTTCGCCATCCTAGCAAAACTGAATTGGAGCCTAGACATTTGGTAAATCTTGACGTAATTGACGTTTCTCCAGGCAGGATTCCCGACACCCCAATGTTTCTTGGTAATGGACTTTTCCTTCATGTTGCCCTCATTTTGAAAACCAACTTAACCGTAAACCTATATTATACTACGGAAAATTTCAGGTGAAAAATTTGAAAAACAGTCTAGACGCGCTCCACGATTTCGATTATGTTATCTCTATTGACTATACTACATAATCACGACACAAAACGGAGGGTGGAAAATGGACGTTCTAGTCCTGCGGAAAACGAGTGAACGGGAACGAAAATCGCTTCCTTATATGAATTGGAGAATCGAAGGTCGAATGGGGGTTCGGGAGACGTGGATTTCCTTTCCATTTGAAACGAAAGATGAGGCAGTATCGTGGGCGATAAAAAACAAAAGGCTTCTGGAAAACCACAGGTGTTCATTGGGGAAATGTACACCTTGCGTATCGGATTTCGAAAATTCGATGGGAAAATAGTTAAAGCCGTGAAAGAAACCGGGAAAACATGGACAGTCAAACTCATGGAGGGATTTTTCGGTTGGGAAATCGGCAGTAAACTGCTCAAGATCAAGGCAACCGAATTGATTCCCCTAAAAGGAAAACGACGATGAAATTCCACAAACACCATTCAAAATCAAAAAAATTCGATGAACAAAAGGCGTTGGACAAGATCGACGCCAAACACAAAAAACCACCAAGAAAGGACAGAGAATTTGAAGCGCCAATTGGAAGCGAAGTTCCAAATGGTACTTTCTCACAAGGCAAAACTCCAATGGAACAGCAAATCGAGATGGCATTGCGAAACGTCAATATCGACATGAAACATTTCGAACCTGATGACGCAACTTTCAAAAACGTGGACGGCAACGAATAACACAAAGGGGAAAATCATGCACCTGAAAATCACATTGGAAAAATTGGAAACGCTGGATGCCTGCTTAGATGGACGGCAGATGTTCAGAAAACTGTTTGGGGATGCCATTGAAGTTGAATGGACATTGGAAAAGCAAATCGAAACACTTAAGGGACCATTGGGAAAATATGTCTTTTGGGCAGTTTCAAGAAAACTGATTCCCCTATGGAGTATGGGTGATGGCACAGACTTGTCTAGGGCCAACTTATATGGGGCCGACTTGTCTAGGGCCAACTTATATGGGGCCGACTTGTCTAGGGCCAACTTATATGGGGCCAACTTATATGGGGCCGACTTGTCTAGGGCCAACTTATATGGGGCCAACTTATATGGGGCCAACTTATATGGGGCCAACTTATATGGGGCCGACTTGTCTGGGGCCGACTTGTCTGAGGCCGTCTTGTCTGGGGCCAACTTGTCTGAGGTCGACTTGTCTAGGGCCAACTTATATGGGGCCAGAATATCGCAATCACAGGCTGAATTTTTCAAAAAACTGGAATGGTCGCGCACCGAAGAAGGCACCTTAACTCGCATTCCCAAGGAGTAATTCTATGTATCACCCATCTGGTAGTAAGTACGTCGCCACTACGGCGGAAGAAGACAGTGGCGAAATTGGGGATTTCCTATGTTTCCCGTGTGAAATGGGCATTCCGACTGGAATGCTACAACTACCGCTTACCATACCGGGAGTTGAATTCCTGCTTCACCCTGATTTTATGTATTGTCCGTATTTTTTGGCAAATCAAGTGATAAATGACGATTGGAAATGGCGTAAAAAATCCACAGGGGAATTCATATTGATTCGAAATGGGTGTCAACCTATCCGCACCCTAAAGAACCGAAGATCCAAAAATTTCGTCGTGGAATACCGAATAATGGACGTGTTCACAAGCGATAGGGATAAGAAGGCGGCAAAAAAAGCCATTTCCTATGGGAGAAACATCCTTTACCATTGCAATCCAGTTTTGATTTCCCATTATTTTAGGAACCACCTACATCTGGATAATGTGTTCGTAAATTGTCTCCCCAATCACATCAGGAATTAACATGAAAGCCATTTGCCGTAACTGCTGCGTGAAATACGACACTTTGGCACCTACTAAAGTGGAGGGCTATTGCAGTCAATATTGCATACGCAAAAAGGCAAGCCGACTTGGATGGGCCGTGACAAAGGGCCCATCTAGGAAATGGATGCGGACACGGTGTTACCGGCACATCGGCCATAGAACACCGAAGCCCCCACCGGGATTATTTCTATTCGGAGCGCACGCACGCACTGGCGATGAATGGTGTGAAGCGCTTAGAAATGGAAACTCCCTGTACATAGGGGAAGTGGAATACGATCCAAAGAACCTGAAGTTGAAAAAATGGGTTCAAAAATGGCTGACAATATCAAAAACACGAAAAACTGAGTCAGGTGTGGCAATAGTTTTGGAGTTGGCGGATTACAGGCGACTGGAATGCTTGATAAGCGCCAATTTCCCTAAAAAGAAAGCGAGAACTACAGATGGCATCCCGCAACCACCAAGAGACAGGAAAATCTGTGGCGTCGTATCTTATGGAGAGAACCAAAGAAAATGGAAAAAAAGACCAGTGGATAAAACTGGCAAGCATCATAAAGCAAATGCACATAAAAATAGGGTGGCCCGACCAGGCACAAACTAAAATGCTCAAGATGTGCAAGGCATTGTGCAACGACAACATACTGGAGGAATTCAATGGCAAACCCAGATGTTTTCGGCTCCATGAAAGCGTACGATGCCTAGATTCCATCCCTGCGTATTTTCCATATCCCACGGTAGATCCATGGGGAGGTTCCCATTTCAAGGAAACCGAGCGCAACAAGCCTAAGAAGGCACCATCATGGTTGCCATCCGAGGAAGACTTCAAACGATTGGCAAAGTCGGGAACGATAGACGACTACATATTGAGGGATGAGGCAGACGAAATTCCAAAAACCCCTACAGGATTCGTAAAAGAGACATTACCTGTGCCTGAACAGGAAAAACCTCCTATGAAACCATTGATTCCCATCCATGGTGTCATGCTGGGAACACCCGCGATAGACCTGACAATCAATAAGTACAAAATTGAACCCTCAGAGCCTGTAGACATATTCAAAGAATGGGGTTTCACTCCAATCGAATTGCCGCCAGATACGTCACCACGTGAGCCACAACGTCCCAGGAAGACACGGGAATCCACCAGCGCTAAATCGGTAATCAGTGTCCCAATGGATGAAATGGCGCTCAACGCGCTTCTAAAGAAGGTGCTGCCCGATCAAGTGGAACTTCAACTACTCGAATCGTTCGCCGAAGAACGGGAAAACGATAAACGGGAATTGAAGGAAATGGTGGAAAACATGACGGAGGAAGCCTCACTAATGATCTTGGCAAAGATCTTCAAGAACCTTAAATTCAAGGAAAAGGTGCAGGAATTCGTACGGGAAGTGTTGGCGAATATTCCGAAATAGCATACTTGCGTTATGTATGCTTTATCCTACAATAGCGCTTGACGTTAAACGTGTGCAACACAGGAAACAAACATGGCAAAGGTAAACGAAAAAATGGCGACTGAGACGTATCAGGCAGTGGAGAAGCTGATTCTCAAATTGTGCTGGGAATTCCATTACCGAACTAGGATCCCATTCGATGAATGTAAAGGAATAGCGAATGAGGCATTCATGGATGCGTATCACTCCTACGATGGGTCGATTTCCCAGTTCACGACCTACGTACACTCCAAGATAACTGGGAAATTTAGAAACATGGCGACCAGTCACATATCCAAGGCAAAGGGATTAAAGAAATACTCCACAAGAAAGTCTAAAAAGAAAATCGACTTGGAAAGGTTGTTCCTAGATCTCAGCATGGATGCGGCACGCGTGCTGAGGCTACTGATCCGACCGGATGCCGAAGTGAAAGAGATACTCGAAGAAAGGCGAATCAACAACGATAGAAGGGCAGACACGGTTTACAAGAAGGTGATCGATAAACTGGGAATCGATCCCATGACTGGACACAAGATCCAATTGGAAATTCAAATGGCATGGAATGAGGAGGTAAGAAATGCCCGAAAAAATAAAACTGAACGTGGCCTATAGAGTCATCGTTCCCAACAGCGACCTTTTTGAAATGGTAGTATTTCCAAAAAGATTGCTACCGAATCACCGAGTAATGTCAACGGTGGGCCTGACAAAAGGCAGATACAAAATCGGGGATCTAGTAATTTGCACCACATTCGAACTTGAAAGGGTAACGTCAGATGAAGAATAAAAAGAAGGTGAAAAAATTCATCAAACCGAAACGACCGGAACCTTTTCCGTATCAACGTGATGGTGCCTTAATGCTGGATGCATTAGATGGCGTATCGTTATTGGCAGACGAAATGGGTTTAGGAAAGTCTGGGGAAAGTTTGATGTACGTTCGCCGCAACAAAAACAAATTGCCAGTGTTGATCGTCTGTCCAGCGTACATGAAACTGAAATGGGCAGATGAGGTGCGAATGTGGACGGACTTGATTCCCAGTATCATTTCCACGACGAACATTCAAAAGGTGATCCACAATCAATTCAAGGAAAAGCCTGAATGTGTAATCATCAACTATGAAATCCTAGAAGCGTGGATGCCGTTTCTAGATCTTCTCCAGCCCGGCATTCTGATCTGCGATGAAACACATTACATTGGCAATCGTGAGGCACGTAGGACGATCGCCACTCAAATCGTCGCTAGAACGTGCGGACCACGGGACGAAGAGGACGACGATAAGCAAATGATCCCACATAGGATCATGATTTCTGGTACGCCACTGAAGAATCGTCCAGTGGAATTGTGGCCGACCCTAAACATCTTGTGGCCGAAGAAGTTTGGCAAGTTCATGGCGTACGCCTACAGATATTGCGCTCCAGAAGCAACAAGGTGGGGATTGCGATGTAACGGTGCCGAAAACATCGACGAATTGCACAAACGATTGAAACATCTAGGCATGATTCGTCGCCTGAAAAAGGATGTGCTGCCGGAACTTCCAAAGAAACGAATATCGGTATTTCCGATTGCCATCGAACGCAAGGAATACGATAA